GGCATCTCGATCTCGATGTTGTTGACGATCAGGTCAGGCAGCGGGTTGTAGTCCTCGGCTGACATCTCCAGTGTGATGTCCCCGATCAGCTTCTTGATCGTGTCCTCGGTGTCCTCGTAGGCCACTTCCTTGTACGGCCCGACCTTCTTGTAGAACCGGGTGCGGAACGCCGTCTTGCTGGTGCCCAAGCGCTCACCCTTGTCCACCACGAGGAATTGGCCGTGAAGGTCTTTGTAGCCGTTGCTGGCCGGTGTGCCGGTTAGGCCCGTGGTCCACTGGAACTTGTCAGCGATCTTGCGAAACGCTTTGACCCGGTTCGTGGCGCTGTTCTTCATCTTGCTGATCTCGTCCCAGATAATCCCGTTGAACGGCATCGGACGATCCTTCTTGACGAAATAGGTTTGCAGTGTCTCAGCAAGCCAGCCAAGGTTCTCGTAGTTGATCATGTAGACGTCAGCGGGGCGCAGCAGGGCGCGGGTGCGCTGATCCTTGGTGCCTGCGACCATGCTGAACTTGAGGTGCTTGGTGTGCTCCCACTTCGCAGCTTCCTGACGCCACACGAGTCGGATCACTCGGATGGGTGCGACGATGATCACACCGCGCAGGAAGTTGGTGTTGATCAGGTGAGTCAAAGCGGTCAAGGTGATCACGGTCTTGCCCAGTCCCATGTCGAGCCACAGCATTGAGTTGGGGTGGGTGCATTGGAAGTTGACCGCCTTCTTCTGGTAGTCGTGCAGCAGGTCAGGTGTCAGCATCATCGCAACCACTCCGGCAGCGCCGCATCTTCGACAGTGGTTTCAAACACTTCACACGATTCGGAGCAGCCACCACCCTCGTCTGCACGAACATCTCTTATTGGCGTGTCTTTGTTCTGTTCATACAATTTGAACAGCGCGTTGGTGTCAATGTTTTTGCGAAAAAACACACGTTCACCAACTGGCATGCGAAGTGACCGATACTGTGCTTCCATGCGGCGATAAAAATCAAAAATGCTGGCGTTACGTTCAATTTGCATAAATTGTTTTCTAATCGACTTTTTAAAGCAACCTTGACAGTTACCCTCAAATTCGTCGATGCCTAAATCAAACGCCTGCTCTGCCCACCAATCAAGAACCTCTGCTTTGTCGGTAGGCCATACATCAATTAAAGGGTATTCAATATTTTTGGCTTCAGCAGTTTTACTGACACGGCGCTTCTCGTCTTCACGGATGCCAATCGCTGTTGGGATCGTGCGGTAGTCCAGCCCCAAGCTGCGTAAATACGAATTCATGGGGTTAACTTTAAGCTCGCGTGTGCAGTACGGAAAAGCTATATTAGGGATTCCGTATTTTTTGATGACATCTTCAAATGGTTCACCGCTACGCGATGCACTGGCGTAATCGACAACTTTGTGTGTGCTGGCAACGCGCCCTTCGTGAACAACTGCTTCTAGCCATACAGTGTTAAACCCAAACACCTTGTCGCAGTTGTGGACAAACTCCAATGTCTTAGGGTGTTCTAAGCCGGTGTTGGCAAACGTCACAATAAATTCGTAACGGTCTGACCAGTTGTCAAGCAGCAGCTTGGTCATGTAGGCGCTAGTGCGCCCACCGGAAAACGAAATTTGATATTTTTCTTTCATGCCGCCCCCATCACCATCACGTCGATCATGGTCTTGCCTTCGGCTACGTTGTCAATCACAAAGACGTTCACTTTTTGCTGTCGGAGTCTGGTGTGCTCTCGGTCTTGTGCTGCTGTTGGCTTTTGGCCTTCACGCTTGAATTCACAGAACCACACACGACCATCTGGCGAGATGAACATACGGTCAGGCACAGCAGCCCGTGCGGGGCTGGTGAACTTGTAAGCAAGCACACCCTTTGACTTGGCGTACTCACAGACCTTGGCCTCAATCTGTTTTTCCAACATTACGTGTCTCCAACTCGATCAGCAACTCGATGTAGTGCTTGGCCTTTTCAAGATCAGCGATGCCGTTCTTCTTGCGCCAACGTGAAACATACTTGATCACGTTGCCCTCAAAGTAGCCAATCGCATTGGCGTAAATGAATTCGACTGGCTGGATCGGCAGATCCTTGTAGTGGTTGCCAGCAACCTGTTTACCCAATGCGTTGAACGCTTCATCTTCTTCACGGGTCACTTCAAACTCAGACATAGCTTCTCCACTTCTTGAACGTAGTAATTGAAATTGACAGGCAGCTTGCCTGCGTCCTTGATGTCGTTGCAAGGCTGGACACCCCATCCCGACTCCACGGCAAACTTGCGCCACTGCTCGGGCTTCTTCGCCAGTGGTGGCATGTACTTAACCAGTTGACCACCACCCTCGGCCACGTAGTAGCGGGTGGTGTTCTGCAACTGCGAGGTCACACCGTCACGCTCGATGGCCAGATGGCTTGACCGTGGCACCTTGGCGCGAAGCATGAAGTCCATGATTTCAGGCCACTGCTCCACCGTCTCGCGGATGGGGGCACCCTCAACCAGCACCTTCTCGGCCACCTTGGGGATCACCAGGCCACCGGCGTTCTGGTGCCAGCCCATAGTGCCGCCCAACTCGGTGGATTTCCACTCGTAAGCACCCTTGCGTTTCAAATCCCCACTTTCGTAGACCGCGATGTAGTTGTTCACATCGCGGATCATCATGGCCTTGTACACAGCCTCTTCAAGGTTCAGCCCGGTGCGCTCTTGCCACGCAGCGCGGGCCAAGTCCACGAGCATCTTGTGCTGTCGGGGCACACGCACCGTCAGACCATCGGTGTTGACTTGGATCAGGCGCAGGCCGGGGATCAGCATCAACCCTTCGGCCAGCAGGCACAGCAGCAGTTGGCCGTTAAGCGTGATGGTCATGGTGTACAGCGGGTCGTAGAACACGCTGAACCGGTTGTTGCTGTCACCGTACACACCGTTCAAGGCCAGCTTGAGCATGGCGCTTTCTGCGGACTTCTTGGGGTACTGTTTGCGCTGCTCGAACAGGTGCTTGTAGATGCTGACAAACTCTTTGCCGAGATGGGCCGGGTAAAACCCATTCGTGATTGCCAGATTTGGATAGTATGAAGTGACATCCAAGTCCACGATGATGTGCTCACCGTCTGACTCAATGACTTCTGATTCGACAGAGCCGTGGATGCCTCCAAGGCCAAAGACGAATGTGAATCCGTTGACTGTTGCTGTGAGGTCATTGAATACCCCCTTGGTTTCTATGATCGACTGGGCCTTGAGCCAGTTGAGCACTCGGGTGAACTCGGGTTGCTCGAACTGAATCCAAGGCAGGATGGCGTCCTTCAAGTGGATCACCGGGCGCTTGGTCTGTCGAGGGGTGCGACCACTCGGGCCGAAGTCGTAGCAGGACACATTGGCCTCTTCGAGCTTCATGATGAAGTAGTCTTTGCCGATCTTGGTGTCGTTGTGGTTCATGAAGTCCCGGCTGTACTTGCGGGTCAGCTCTTCACGGAACCGGATCATCTCCAAGGTGTGGTGGTAGAACGCCTTGGTTTCACCCACGTCATGGGCGTTGTACGCCTTGAGCACCGGCACCTGATGCTGCGTGAGCACGGTGCCCACGGGGAACGGCAGATCCTCGATGTTGTCACTTCGCATGTTGAACTCCAAGACCTTCAAGCTGGTGGCTCGGGCCTTGTTGTCGAAGTGGTGAATCTTGAACAGGTCGATCTGCTCGACGAACCTGTCCGAAGGGTTGACCGTGTGCGCCCACTTGTTGTCATCGTCTTGCGAGTGGATGACGGACATGGCCTTTTGGTACAGGGTGTTGGCGTCACTGTGACCCATGCGGATCAGGGTGTGCAGTACGGGGTAGTCGAAGCCCAGGTTGTTGAAGCCCACCATGCGGGCGTTGGTGTCCTTGAGGTACTGCAGAAAGGCCACGATCTCTCGACTGTCGTTGCGCCAGTCACTGATCTCAAACGACCACTTGATCGGTGCGTCAGCGTGTTCCACGGCCAGCGTGAACACGTTGGGGAATGTCTCAATATCGTAAATGTAGTCACGCATTACTGTTACTTGTTAGGTGGGGCCACTGTTCGATCCCCCGGGAACCCCCAGAGGCAGTGGCCCCGATTCGATTACTGCTGACCCATCATGAATGGGGGCAAGCCCATCGCTGGTGCGGGAGCAGCAGCGGGTGCAAACATGCCAGCGGGGGCAGCGGCCACAGCACCGAACATGCCCGATGCGTCCACGGCACCTTCACCGAATGGTGTGTCATCACCGGCGAACTGGACAGCGATCAAGTCGCAGCGAATGCCACGGCCGTGCTTGTTGTCCTGCGGCCAAGGCTTGATGGCAGCGTTCACACGGCAACCACCGTACATCTTGCGGGCAAGCTGCTGGTAGGCCATCGTGTTGGCTGGGTCGATGGGTACGCCATCGGCTTGGATCATCTGCGGTGGGTTGTCACGACCAGCGGTGATGAACACATGACCGGCGTAACCATCGTAGGGCTGGAAGGTCTTTTTGTTGATCTTCTCAGCACCAAGACCAAAGCAGCGGGTCTTGCGATCCTGCTGGATCATGGCCATCACAGCCTGTGCGTGTTCTTTCCACTTCTCAAGTGCCAAGGCACCGTAGCGCTGCATGAACTGCTGGAAGCCAGCGTGATCCTGCGGCATGATGAACTCGCAGTTGTACGAGATGCGTTCCTTACCGGTCTGCTCATTCACCTGGCGCTGGGGTTCAGCAAGGTGGGGGAAAGACAAACGGACGTTCGACAAGAAGATGATTTCAGACATTACATTTACTCCAGTTTAAGAAAGCCACGAAGGCAGGGTTTCGGCAGCGGGTGCTGCCTCGATTGCGCTGAACATAGGTGCAGCGTTTGTGATGACAGCGGGGCGGCTGTCAGATTCAGGGGCGACGGTTAGCTTGCCAGCCATCTTGACCACGTACTCTTGCTCCATGCGTTTGAGTTGGCGATCAGTCAGTGCCACCTTGGTGCCGTCACGTTTCTCCCACGTCAGCTTCTCAGCCTTGGCGGGTGTCACGAGTTTGGTTTCGTACACGGCAGTCTTGGGGATGCCCATCTTGATCAGCTTCTCGGCCATCTGCTCTTCGGGCAAAGCCCAAGCGCGGGAGCCGCGACCGTTCACCAGCTTTAAACCGGGGATGGTCTGACCAGACTCCAGACGACGTTGTGCTTCCTTCTCGACAGCTTCGAGTAGTTGGCGCATCAAGGGGGCAGCTTCCATGATCTGACGGATCTGGGCATCGTCCATCGTGGATGGATCTTTATCGGCACTTTGCTGTGCGACATCGAGTGTTTCGGTTACGACAGGCTGGAACATGATCCCGACCTCCTTCATTACGTTGTTTGCCAGTGCAGAGCAGGAACCCTTGGCACGGCAGAATTTACATTGACTATCACCCGGTACAAGCGGTGCATCTGGTTTGTCAGTTGCCGCAGCTTGAGTAATGATTGTACCCATGTTTGCTATCAGATTTCTTACAGGCACTTCGCTGAACGTGATCGGGGCCATGCCCTTGAGCGCCAGCTTGGGCTGAATAATCGTCATGC